GTCAATTACAACATCCAAAAGGAAGAGCGCAAGGCGATGGTCGCGGTAGTCAGCAAGGTGCTCGGCGAAAAGCCCGTCTATTCCGGCGCACCGACATTTTCCTACAAGATCGGAGCGTTCGAAATCACGAAGGATGGCAACCTTTGCTTCGACGATGTCACCGACGAAGCGACTGTTGCGCGTGTGCGCACGGCACTGCGCGAGGAGGGCTTTATGTCCGAGGGTGGGGAGGACGAGGCTTCCTGCGCGGACACAGGGGCAGACGAGCCGAACCGGACGGAAGAGGCAGTGGATACGCCGATTCAGACAGAAACGGCGGCAGAACCTGCTCCGACTGAGGAAGCGACGGCAGAACTCAATGAGGACAGCCTTTCCATCAGTCTCCCACGCACCCTTTTCACCGAGACATCACTGAAGAATCTGGACGCCCTCCTCCTGAGCAAGGGGCGGCTCATTCGTCACGCCTTCGACATCAAGGACGCGACCTACACGCTCACCAATGACCGCATCACCTTTGCATGGCTGCACGGGACGATCACCGACGAGACGGCAAAGGCATACGCCGAATTCATCAGCAAACTCTGCCTGATGGCGCGGACGCAGAAGCGCGTCACGGCGAAGGAGAAGATTGTGGACAACGAAAAGTACGCCTTCCGCTGCTTCCTCCTGCGCCTCGGCATGATCGGCAATGCCTACAAACAGTCGCGCAAGATTCTTTTGCAGAACCTCACGGGTAGCAGCGCATTCAAGAGCGGACATCGGAAGGGGGATGAGCGTCATGCGGTTTCCGAGTAAGGAACAGATCACCGTGCTTCGAGAGCGGTACCCACGCGGGACGAAGGTGGAACTTCTCGGAATGAACGATCCGCAAGCCCCGCCGATGAGAACGATGGGCGTGGTCATGGGCGTTGATGATGCGGGACAGCTTCTCGTCCGATGGGAGACAGGATCGTCACTCAGCCTTATCCCCGGTGTGGACTCCTTCCGCATCGCAGAGAAAGGCAGTCAGTCATGAACGAGACGATTTTCACGCAGATCATGGATATCCGCGATTCGGGGCGGGTGAATATGTTCGACATTCCCGCTGTTCAGAGGATGGCGTTTAAGATGGAATTCTACGAACTCATCTGTTTCATCGAGAGAGATCGCGCCGCATATATTCGCTTTATCCTCGCGGGTGAAAAATAACCGACGATTTCAGCGATTCAGCACAGCCTTTCGGGGCTGTGTTTCTCTCGAAAAATAAGTGTAGTTTATCCGAAATATGACTTGCTATATTCTGCGTTTAGAGGCATATATACACATGACGAAGGGAACAACCTACACACAGAAAGCGAGGAACACAAAATGAAAAGCGCAGAAGCAAGATGGCCGAAGACCACCACGATGGAGCACCTCGATGAGATGCGGTTCGGGACGAGCGGCGCGATCCTGCGCTACGGCGAACAGATCCTTGTCGTCGGGATGGAGTGTTGGGGCTTCCACGCAGCCGTCTACGAGATGGTCGAAACGCCGGAGGAGACGGGCTTTGCGGATATCGAATGCCGCTTGAACCTCGTCGAAGCCGCCGCAGAGCTTTTCGAGGACGGCGGGCACGCGATGGCTTGGTGCATGAAGCGCATCTAAGCCGCGCCAAATAAAAAACAGCCCTTCGGGGCTGCTTCTCGTTTCAGATATTGTGAGTCGCTGAGAGCGGCTCTTTTTTGATGGGGGGTGATTGCTTGCGAAAACTGACGGACTATAAGCCGACGCAGTTCATGGCAGAAAACGCGCACTATGACAAAGCCGCTGCGGACTATGCCGTGGGCTTTATCGAGTGCCTGTGCCATACGAAGGGGACGTGGGCAGGAAAGCCCTTCGAACTCATCGACTGGCAGGAGCGCATTATCCGAGACATCTTTGGAATTTTGAAGCCGAACGGGTATCGGCAGTTCAACACGGCGTATGTGGAGATTCCCAAGAAACAGGGAAAATCAGAGCTCGCGGCCGCTGTCGCACTGCTCCTTTGCTGTGGAGACGGTGAGGAACGTGCCGAGGTGTATGGCTGTGCTGCTGACCGGCAACAGGCAAGCATCGTCTTTGAAGTTGCGGCAGATATGGTGCGGATGTGTCCTGCACTCGGAAAACGCGTGAAACTCCTCGCATCACAAAAGCGGATGGTCTACCTGCCGACGAACAGTTTTTACCAAGTGCTCTCGGCAGAGGCATACTCCAAACACGGATTCAACGTGCATGGCGTCGTATTCGACGAACTGCACACACAGCCGAACCGCAAGCTCTTTGACGTCATGACCAAGGGAAGCGGCGATGCGCGCGCACAGCCCCTGTACTTTCTCATTACAACGGCGGGGACGGATACCAACAGTATCTGCTATGAAACACACGCTAAGGCACAGGACATTCTCGAAGGACGCAAGCGTGATCTAACGTTCTATCCCGTTATTTACGGTGCGGGGATAGATGAGGACTGGACATCACCGAAGGTATGGAAGAAAGCGAATCCGAGTCTTGGCATCACGGTCGGCATTGATAAAGTAAAAGCCGCGTGCGAATCGGCACAGCAGAATCCTGGCGAAGAGAACAGCTTCCGTCAGCTGCGGCTCAATCAGTGGGTCAAGCAGAGCGTACGGTGGATGCCGATGGAGCGGTGGGATGCGTGCAGTCATCCGGTTCATGAAGACGAGCTTGAGGGGCGCGTCTGCTACGGCGGTCTTGATCTTTCCTCGACGATGGACATCACGGCGTTTATACTGGTGTTCCCGCCGCGTACGGAGGAGGAGACCTTTATCGTGCTTCCGTACTTTTGGATGCCGGAAGACAATATCGACCTTCGTGTACGGCGCGATCATGTTCCCTATGACGTATGGCAAAGGCAGGGATTTCTCGAAACAACAGAAGGCAACGTCGTTCACTACGGATACATCGAAAAGTTCATTGAGCGGCTCGGGGAGAAGTTCAATATCCGCGAGATTGCATTTGACCGATGGGGCGCGGTGCAGATGGTGCAGAACCTCGAAGGGATGGGATTTACCGTCGTTCCCTTTGGGCAAGGCTTTGCGTCGATGTCGCCGCCGACCAAGGAACTCATGAAACTCGTCCTCGAACAGCGTATCGCACACGGCGGGCATCCCGTTCTCCGGTGGAACATGGACAACATCTTCATCCGTACCGATCCTGCGGGGAACATCAAGGCGGACAAGGCAAAGTCCACCGAGAAGATCGACGGCGCCGTTGCGCTTATTATGGCGCTTGATAGAGCCGTGCGCTGCGGGAATGACGTGTCCGAGAGCGTGTATGACGAGAGGGGGATATTGATTTTGTGAGGGAAATAATTTTGTTTGTAGCAGGATTTTTCTATAGAAGTAGAGAAAAATATTAAAAATATGTAGATGTTTTTGACTTTGTGATTAGGAGTGGTGAGAATGAGAAGGACTGTTATTTTATTTTTAGCGATCGCAATATGTTCAATGGCGAGCTATGCGAATGCGTATATAGATGACGCCAAGGTGCTTGGAGGACTAAGTTCTAAGACGGATATGTATAAATACCTAAATTACTATGGGTATCGAATTTGGCTGTCAAATCATCGCTATTCTATACATGATATGTATATAAACCAAGATGATTCTGTCATCGTTGATACTTGGAATGGGCATTTAGGGCATGTTTATATCTTGAAACCAAATTATACTACGAATAAAGGGGTATCGGTTGGCATGACACTTCAGGATATATTTAATGCTTATGGCGAGTATTCTAGCGAAGGAGGCGTTCAAGAAATTCATTACAATGATTACTATAAAGACTACTCAGGGTATATTACGATAGAGTACGTCAGTGAGGCAAATGAAGGATTATTCTTTGTTTTAAATAAGTATACAAAAAAAATTGTCCTTATACGATATCAATCAAATCGACATGGAAATTCTACTGTTTTGGCGGATGTGAAAGAATATAACCTGTTGCCATACTTGAGATAATTAACCTCTTTTGGCAGTTAAAAATTTTTGTGGGAGAATATTACCGTGGCAATAAAAATGTTTTTGTGACACTGCATTAGGTAATGGAGGAGATTGGAATATATGGATTAAAAACGAGAGTGATACTCTTGGTGGTCATGGCTCTTACAATTTTTTCTGATTATACAGTGGAAGCACAGGAGAATATAAAAACAAATAGTAATGAAAATTTACATACCTATGATTATATTATTGATCCAGTTACGGCTGATCCCCTATGTACTTATGGCCTTTATGTAGGAATGACTGAAAAAGAGTTTGATAACCTTAGACATAATAAAGATAGCGAATGGCGAGGATTTACCTCAAGTTATCATAGTTGGCCTCGGGATCATTATGAAAACCACAGACGGTCTCCTCGAAATGGCGTATGGGAAGGTATTTCCGTAGATATTTATAAATTAGATGAGAACGAAAAAATACACATGTTAAATATGTATTTAAATATGAATGTTGCCCCATCAGAAGCATACGATGCTGTATTTAATCATGGGGATACTATCAGTAAGTACAGCATAAAGTTTTTTACACAGGATAGAGCTGTTGCAGTAGCCCTGTTCAAACGCGCAGTAAACAATCTTACATATTTGTTAGGGCAGCCAAGAGATAGGCAAACGGATTCTCTAGTAGGATGGTATGAAGTTAATGAACTGGAATTAGGCAATAGATTGTTGAATGGAGAGTCTGTGAGATGTATTTTTGCAACTCCTAGATCTAGAGATACCAATACAGTGGGAGTTTGGTTTTATAAATCAACAGGTAGAGGTACAGGGCTTGATGACTATTTAGGTGATATTTATTACAAAAAAACGGGAGAAGTAATACCTGGGTTGTATAGTAGTATAATACCTGGGCTTTCGGATCCATTTTCAGAGTTACCAGGGCTAGGGACAGAGTTGGAAAAATATCCAGGGTATGTTGTGGAAGTTAAAAGAAAGTAAAATATATCGTATAGATTGAACAGGTATAATGCATTGAGAAAAGTGTCTGCCATATGGTAGGCGCTTTTCTTATGTTCCAGTTTCAGAGGAGACCATATGAACATCTTCAGCAAAGTCTTTCGTTCGCGGGATAAGCCCCAGAATCATCTCGGCGGCTTGTCCTTTTTGTTTGGGCAGACGGCGGCGGGCAAGGCGGTCAACGAACGTACTGCAATGCAGACGACGGCAGTCTATGCCTGTGTCCGTATTCTTGCCGAATCCATCGCAGGATTGCCGCTCCACGTCTACGCCTACAAAGCTCAGGGAAAAGAGCGCGTGCCGGAGCATCCGCTGTACTTTCTGCTCCACGATGCGCCGAACCCAGAGATGACGAGTTTCGTATTCCGCGAGACTCTCATGGCACATCTCCTTCTGTGGGGAAATGCTTATGCCCAGATACTTCGAGATGGCAGGGGGCGTGTTCTCGGACTCTATCCGCTGCTCCCGGATAAGATGGAGGTGAGCCGTGACAGCCGCACAGGCGAACTCTACTATACTTACACGCGAAGCACGGAGGAGAATCCGAATTTTGCGGACAAGGGGCAGATTCGTCTGCGGCGTGAGGATGTCCTCCACATTCCAGGACTCGGCTTCGACGGTCTGGTCGGCTACAGTCCCATTGCTATGGCAAAGAACGCCATCGGGATTGCGCTTGCAACGGAGGAATACGGCGCGGCATTCTTCAAGAACGGTGCGCGTCCGGGCGGTGTTCTGGAACATCCGGGTGTTCTCAAAGACCCGTCAAAGCTCCGTGAGAGTTGGCACGCCGTTTACGGCGGCACGATGAACACGGGCAGGATTGCTGTTCTTGAGGAAGGTGTAAAGTATCAGCAGATTGCTATACCGCCCGAGGAGGCGCAGTTCCTTGAGACGAGGAAGTTCCAGATCGACGAGATTGCACGGCTCTACCGTGTGCCGCCGCATATGGTAGGGGATTTGGAGAAGTCCAGCTTCTCGAATATCGAGCAGCAGTCGCTTGAATTTGTCAAATACACACTGAATCCATGGGTCGTTCGTTGGGAGCAGTCGCTTCAAAAGGCATTGCTGACGGACAAGGAGCGGAAGGATTACTTCATCCGCTTCAACGTGGACGGGCTTCTGCGCGGAGATTACAAGAGCCGTATGGAGGGCTATGCCATCGGGCGGCAGAACGGATGGCTCTCGGCGAACGACATCCGCAGTCTTGAGGACATGAATCCCATCGAAGCAGACGAGGGCGGCGATCTGTATCTTATTAATGGGAATATGACAAAACTGAGGGACGCAGGGCTGTTTGCAGGGAATCAGAAGGGAGTAAGTGATGAAACGTAAATTTTGGAACTGGGTGCGGAACGAGGGAGAGAAGCGAATCTTGCTTCTGGACGGTGAAATCTCGGACGAAACGTGGTGGGGCGATGAGATCACTCCCCAGATGTTCCGTTCTGAACTGAATGCCGCCGAGGGAGATATTGACCTCTGGATCAACTCTCCGGGCGGCGACTGCTATGCGGCGGCACAGATCTACAATATGCTCATGGAGTATAAGGGGAACGTCAATGTCAAGATTGACGGGATTGCCGCCTCTGCCGCATCCGTCGTCGCGATGGCAGGATCGACCGTCGAGATTTCTCCCTTGGGAATGCTGATGATCCACAACCCGATGACTGTTTCCATCGGCGATACACACGAGATGGAGCGGACGATTACCTTCCTTGCCGAAATCAAGGAGAGCATTATCAACGCCTACGAACTCAAGACGGGACTTTCCCGTGCGAAGATTTCGCGGCTGATGGATGCCGAGACATGGATGAACGCAAAGAAAGCGGTGGAGCTTGGATTTGCGGATTCCGTTCTCTATGAGAATCGGGAACATCTCACAAGTGCTGCGGCAGACGGGCTGATCTTCTCCCGTGCCGCCGTCACGAACTCTCTGCTCTCGAAATTCGGGCAGGGGACACACAATGTCGATGCAGAGCCGCTCAAACGACGGCTCTTTTCTATTTCACACTAATGGAGGAATAAGAACATGGATAAGATCATGGCAATGCGCGAGAAGCGTGCAGAAATGTGGGAACAGGCAAAGCAGTTTCTGGATTCTCATGAGAAAGACGGGCATCTCACAGCCGAAGATGCCAAGGCGTATGAGCAGATGGAGAACGAGGTGCTTGCGCTCGGGAAGGACATCGAGCGCATGGAGCGTCAGGCGATTCTTGACGCACAGCTTGCAAAGCCCGTGACGGCGGCGATCACCAACACTCCGGGCACATCTCTCAATGCAGAAAAGACAGGGCGTGCAAGCGAGGCATATCGCGCCGCAATGCTCAAAGCTCTCCGTACGAACTTTCGGCAGGTGGAGAACGTCCTGCAGGAGGGCGTGGATGCAAACGGCGGCTATCTCGTTCCCGAGGAATACGATCAGCGTCTCATTGA